TAACGTTAGATGCAAAGCACCTAAAATGTTACGATATCTCATCTTGGACAGATAAATTCCACCGTGATCTTCAGAAGATCGTAGTGAGAAAATTATTCAGTCCCCGATTTGCAGAAGCATGGGCACAATTAGTTGTGCACTGCGACTGGTACTATCCTAAACTTGATTGTATTGTAAAATACGGTCAAGGACAAGGAATGGGTACAAATGGTAGTTTTGATATTGCAACTTTAACAGACCATCTATATATAAATTTTGTTATAGATAGAAAAACTGATCTTAAGGGAATATTCCCGAATAATCAGTGTTATGGTAAAGTTGGTGATGATCTCTGGATCTATGATCCAGAAGACCAAATACCTGTATATTATAAGAAGATTTCTCTTCCTATAAATACTAGCAAATCAAAAGAATTCGTTAACGGAAATTCCTATATGGAATTTTGCGCACGAACTTTCTTTAATGACAACGATGTTAGTCGGATTAGTCCGAATCTAATTTCGAAATCTAAAGAATACCGTTTCATTCCAATTCTCTTAGGCTTATGTAGTAGTAGAGGTATCCAATTGGATGCCACGTTGTTCGAAACACTTAACAATACTGTTAAGGGAACCGAAATAACCTACCTGCATAAGCTACAAGATTGGATAGTCAGTATGCTGTTGATTGGACAGTATGAGCAAAGCTCATACTGGAAATCACTTACATATGACTATCTTGTAACCGGTAATTGGGTGATTGGTGACCTAGTAAAAGGTCTATACCAAGATCCCAAACTTCTAACACGTCTTATGATTGCTCACAGTATTGTGACAATCACTGAGAATGTAGAAGCCGTGCAGGATAAGATCTTTGAGATTGTAGATGCTATGGATAACTACACAGATGAAGTAATTCAGCTGGTAGAGTCTGACACCAATTTATTTGATGTTAGTAATCCAAAGTATTTGGTGATTACCGAATCTAATAATCTACAATACCTAACTCCAAAACAAATAATTGTTTTTGGAAGGTATGTTGATCAAAAGAGATTGCTAAACAATGACCTCTGTGAGGCCAACGAATTAGCAGCTAATGCAACATGTCCAGAAGACATAGTGCAGTTCGGTAAGACCCTTTCAATGATAGCCCATAAATCATGTTATGATGATGGGAATATTAACTATAGTATTGACCGTGTATACGGTACACAATACCGAATAGTTAAAACCATTGAGAGAATGGATGAAGATTATAAAATCTTATCCGGTCTCCAACCTCAACAATTGCGCCAAATTTGGCAGGACCTGCCGTATGACGAAATTGCTGATAAATGGGATGGATACTTTCCTGAACTTCAGTAAAGTATTTCACCATATATCATACTACTATTTATAGATTATGTATTGCGATGCAATACCTCTATATATATAATAGTCAAGATCGTTAGGTGGTTATTAACCTAGAGGTACAGCAACGCTGTACATCTAGGTTAATAACCGCCTAACGATCTTGATTATTATAAATAGAGGTACTGCAATGCAGTACATAATCTATAATTAATAATATGATCATTGGTTAGGATAATTCTCCGAATTTCGGAAAATAACC